ATTGTTAAACATTAGAGAGATTACCGCAAAGGTTAATCGTATGCAGACCCGTTACGCAGCGCGTGACGGACGTATGCGCGATGTCCTTTCTGTTCGCCAAGGCGACATATCAAAGGTCTATCCCTCTATGTTTTCTGAGGAGTATCCAAAGCCTCTGATTGCAAACCTTATTGACGTATCAGCTCGTGACTTAGCAGAAGCTATGGCACCACTGCCATCGTTTAACTGCTCAGCATCTAATATGGTCTCTGACGCTGCACGTCGTGCCGCTGATATGCGTGCTCGTGTTGCTAACTACTATATTGATGAGTCTGATGTTCAGATTCAGATGTACACAGGAGCTGACTGGTTTAATACTTACGGTCAGTTAATTGCAATGATTGACTTTGATTATGAGAATAACAACCCAATCATTAAGTTTGTTAATCCTTTTGGTGCATACCCAGAAGTAGATCGCTTTGGTCGTTGTATCTCATTGACTCAAATTGTTGGTATGGATGCTCAGACCCTAGCATCTATGTACCCAGAGTTTGCAGATCAGATTCTAAACAAAAACTCATTTACACCAGGCTCACCGTATCTATCTTTGATTCGTTATCACGACAAAGATCAAGACACAATTTATCTACCAGAGCGTAAAGATTTAATTCTATCTCGTACACCTAACCCAATCGGTGAGTGTTTAGTACGTGTAGCGCAACGCTCATCTATTGATGGTGAGTCACGCGGTCAGTTTGATGACGTACTTGCAGTACAACTTGCTCGTGCTCGCTTTGCAGTATTGCAGATTCAAGCAGCTGAAAAGTCCATCCAAGCACCTATTGCTATTCCACAAGATGTACAAGAACTAGCACTCGGACCTGATGCAATTATGCGCTCTGCTAATCCACAAGGTATCCGCCGTGTTCCACTAGAATTACCAGCAGGTGTGTTCCAAGAGTCAAGCATCCTAGAACGTGAACTACGTATGGGTGCTCGTTATCCTGAGTCTCGTTCAGGTCAAACAGATGCATCTGTTGTAACAGGTCGCGGTGTACAAGCGCTACAAGCAGGCTTTGATACACAGATTAAAGCAGCCCAAGCACAGTTTGCTAAACTCTTTGTTGAAGTTATTGGCTTGTGCTTTAAGGTAGATGAAAAGATTTTTGGTAACAAGGTTAAGGAAATTCGCGGCATTGATGACGGCACACCGTACTCAATGAAGTATGTTCCATCCAAGATTATCAATGGTGACTATACAGTAGATGTTCGCTACGGAATTATGTCTGGTATGGATCCAAACCGTGCAACTATTGCTTTGCTACAAATGCGTTCAGATAAACTCGTATCACGTGACTATGTCCGTCGTGAACTACCAGTTGAGATTAACGTTTCACAAGAAGAACAAAAAGTTGATATTGAAGAAATGCGGGATGCACTACGTGTTGCCGTTGCACAATATGCACAGACTATTCCGTTGGTTGCTCAGCAAGGACAGGATCCATCACAGATTATTACCCGTATCGCCGAAGTAATTAAAGGCCGTCAAAAGGGTAAGCAAATCGAAACTATTGTGGAAGAGGCTTTTGCCCCAGAACCACAACCACAGGCACCAGCAATGGCGCCTGGGATGATGAATCCAGCAGCAGGTGCGGCCTCCGCTTCTGCCTCGCAGCCAATACAGTCACAACCTGGCGGTATGGCCCCTGCTGCTGGTTCACCAGCTCCACAAGAAAAACCAGATATTGCATCATTGCTCGCCTCAATCGGCGGCGCGGCATAAATAAAGGGAGGTGAACAATGAACAAAGGATCACAGGCCCCAGCGCCTATGTCAAAGCCAGTTGAGGGTAAGAAGGATGCTTCTAAGCCAGCAGGCGGAAAGACATACTTCGGAGTAACTCCAGCAGGACGTCCAGGTAAAAAAGTTAGCAAGGGTTAATTATTTTAGTGAGGTGGGCTGAACGTGGATAATCGTAATGAAGTTCCGCGTTCAGTTCATCTTGCAGACTTCCTAGTAATACTTACTGGGTTCCTACATAACATTTCAAATAGCATTACAGCATTTACAGAAGAACTAATGGAACTATCCATATACCACGCCACTCGTCAATCACGAGTAAGTAGAGTGTGGGAAGAATTTGCAAACGATTTAGAAAAGATACAGGAGGATACAGATGGCGCTTGAAGATGCCAAGAACCCATTAAAGGGTGTATCAGGTCCTGGTAAGTACGCAAAGCGTACAGATAGAATCCCAGCCAATTCATACGGGGATCAAACAGAATTAGCACAGATTGCATCTGGTGCTCCTATTGCAAAGACTCCTGATACTAAGGGTATGCCAATGGGTCAAGTAGAAGCCGCTGCAGCAAATGCTGCACCACAGACTCCAGTAACACCATTGTTTGCACCATCACAACGTCCAGAAGAACCAATTACACAAGGTGCTCCAATAGGACCAGGTGCTGGACCAGAAGCATTAATAATGAAAAAATCTACAGATAAACTCTCAGATGCTTTAGCACAGATGCTTCCTTATGATACAACTGGTGAAATTGGAATCTTGTATCAGCAGGCATTATCGCGAGGTATGTAGTGGCTGGTTCAAATATTAGAGCTGCCGCAGTTCAAGCGCAATTAAACCCAGAGCAAAAAGCAAAAGTAGATGACCTATCTAAATTACTTGATACTCATCGTGCTTTATTAAACTTGCCTTCTGCACAAGCACAACAAAAGTTTCAACAACTTCCACAAGGTCAACAAGATGGTCTTACAACAATGTTTGCCGATGACGGCAAAACACAAAAGACTGGTTGGTTTGATACAGTCAAGCATTACTATAATCCAGTATTTGGATTTGGTAAAGCAGCTATTGCAGGTTTAACTGAAGTTGGCGATCTTATGACTCGCCTTTACCGTACCTCTGAAGTTGCTAGAACACAAGCAGATACCTTGCCTAAAGGTGGTCTAACAGGCATCAAGGCTGCTTGGGATATTGCAAATGACAAAGGCGAATTAGTACTAGACCCTAAGCGTATTGAAGACGCAAAACAAAAGTATACTCCTGACCGTATATCTGTTGCAATTAAAGCAGACCAAGGTATGACGTTAGATGAGATTCAGGCAACTGGTACTCCAGCAGAACAAAAGATTGCAGCAGATGCTGCACAAAATAAAGATAACCTTTTTCAAAGTGCTATTGATGCAGTAAAAGCAGCCAAGTATTCTCCTGGTCGCCAAGTTGCTAATATGCTTCTTCCAGAAAGCCTAGAAGGTTCAGGACCTTTATACAAAGGAATCTCTGGCACAGTAGATACTGCTTATCGCGTTTTTGCAGATCCAACACTTGCATTAGGTAAAGCCAAAAAAGCCTATGATGCTGCTAACTATGCAATGTTTAAGATTGCTGGCAACGCACAAAACGTAGATAAAGTATTTACCAATCCACGTGTGGTTCAATTCTTTGATACATACGGTGCTCAACTAGACGAACTAGGTAAGGCCCGTAAAGGTAAAGACATTCTTAAAGCAACAGAAGCAGCAACTATGCTTCGTCGTATTGCTCCAGAGTTTGGTCCATCAGCGATTGATGAATTTATTAAAGCTGGTGTAAAGAATGCTGAAACAGCAAAGAACTATCTTGCCAATCACGCAGACGTTAAAGCCATTATTGGTGGTCAAGCAGCACGTGTGACTCCATTGATTCCACGCCTTGATATGTCTCGTCAAATTCGTATTAGCGCTTTAACTGCTGGCGATAAAATTCTTAACATTGACAAAGTTGGTCAAAAGTTAGTGAGCGCTTTATATGGAATTGCTCCTGCTTATGATGATATTAACGCAGGTCTTGTATCAGGTTCAGACCGAGCAGCAATACTTGAAGGTAGAGTTGGAAAACTCAAAGGACCTACTGGAGTTATTCGTTTTACAACTAACCAGATTCAAGGTCGCCTAGATCGTTTTGCTGCTAAGTTTACAACTATTCCATATTTTCCAAATGGATTCTTTGATGTCGCTTCTCCTAACGCAAGCGACCAGATTTACCGTATCTCACGTTTAACCAATAGCCGTTATCACAGCAAGATTATTGCTGAAGCATTTGCTGCTGGTACTGAAGGTCAAAAAAAACAAATCTTCAAAGGTTTATGGAATACCGTAGCTGAAGTACGTGGCGTACCTAAGTCACAAGCTGGTATGACATATATGGAAGAGTTCGCAGGACGTGGACTTGAAAAGAAATATGCTGCAGACATTGTTGTAGATGGAGTTAACAAGGGAAACCCTGCAAACTTTGGTGGACAACAAGTAGCGTTATTTCCATACCAGTTGTCATCTGGTATTGCAGTTCCATCTATTGTAGATCTTGACCGACTATCAGCACGTGCTGGTCTTATCGGTTGGGTTATGGGTCTATCTCACCAAAAGTGGGTTGAGAAGATGACTTCTCTATGGACTATTGGAACTCTTGCGGGTCCTCGCTTTGCGCTTCGTAACGCAACAGAAGATCTTATGGTTCACCTTGCTATTGGTGATTCACCTTGGGGAATTGTCAAAGGTCGTTTACTTTCATCTCGTCTGCGCCTAGCACGTGGTGGTACAGGCGGAGAAAGTATTGGCAAGGTTCTTAAAAACCAAGCAACACTTAATATGGAATCAGGTGAACTGGGAGTAATCCAGAAACTTGTTCGTCGCAAAGAACTCGCAGCCTACAAAGCAAAAATTGAAGCAGCAAAAAACGTAGATGAAGTACGTTCTATTATGGCTGAAGCAGTAATGCACAATAGCCTAGGATATAAAGTAGATCCAGAAGGCGCTAAATATATTGCTGAGTTTGCCAAGTATGGCAACCTTGATAACCTTCTTGCAGATATTTCAGAAGGTGGTAAGAACGCTTATAGCGGTGGCGACAAGTTTGTTTCTGCTGCTAACGATGTTGCAAAATACGGCAAGATGGAACCTATTGAAATCAATGGGGCTAAGTATGTTCAAGCAACTGGAGAAAAGGCATTTACAAATTTCAATCCAGTAGCAAGCGAACAAGCTCGTATGTCTTGGCTTATTCAACTAGGTATTACATCTAACGATGCTCTTGCTAAGATTGCAGTCAAGAATCTTGAAAATGAAGAAGTAGCACTTCGTGAGATGGCTACATACCTTTCAAAATTACCTAATGCAGAACTCAAGCGTTTTGAGTTATACTCAGAAGGTCTTGGTGGAAACGTTAATATCCACGCTAAAAAAGCATTTGATGCTGTTAAGAATCTTTACTCAAAACAAAATGGTGAAGTAAATAAAGACCTTCTTGCTAAGGTACGTAAAGTAGATAAAGATGGTAATGTAGTTGTATCTACAAAAGATCTATCTCTTGAAGATTTACCAACTTCTCAAGATGTAGCGCTTACACCAATGTATATTTCAGGTCCAACTCTTGTACCTGTTGCTGAAAGCGGTAACTTTGCAGCAAGCCTAACGGATCGTGCGTGGGATGCTATGGGTGAGGCTAATGCTCGATTCTCACGTGAACCTATTGTTCTTAATGAACTCATTAGATACCGCAAGGAAATGGCTGAATCAGGCTACGAACAGCACGTAATAGATTTCTATACTAAAGGTCTTGAGGGTGAAAAACTTATCAAGGCTCAAGAGTATGCAAGAAAACAAATTCTTGCTACAGCAGAAGACCTTGCTAAAGGTCGTGTTCTTTCATATGTAGATAATCCTGCAGTTCGTAGCCAACTTGCTATGTCTGCACGTAACTTTGCCCGTTTCTATCGTGCAACAGAAGACTTCTATCGCCGTGTTTATCGCACAGTACGTTACAACCCAGAGTCAATCCGTCGTGCAACCCTTACTTATGAAGGAATTTCACACTCTGGCTTTGTACAACAAGATGATAATGGTGACTCATACTTCTTCTACCCAGGATTAACACCTGTGTACCAGACAATGAGTGGTATTGCCTCAATGTTTGGTGCTCCAGAAGCATTTAAGACTCCAATGCCAGTGGAGTTTGGTGGTAAATTAAATATGATTACCCCATCAATGAACCCAGATTCATTGTTCCCAACATTTGCTGGTCCAGTTGCTGCAATTCCACTAAAATTTGTATTCAACCTAGTGCCACAATTTGGTAACTTAGAAAAAGCATTACTTGGTAAGTACTCAGAAGACCAACCAATGATTAATGCTATCTTTCCAGCACACTTAACACGCTTCCTTGCAACAATGGATCGTAATGAACGTAATTCCCAGTACGCATCTGCTATGCGTAAGGCTGCAACATACCTTGAGGCTACAGGTCACGGTGTAAAACCAACGTGGAACCAAGCAACTCAGCAATGGATTGCTCCTTCACCTGCAGAACTAGAAGCATACAAGAGTAAATTGCAGGCTTCTGCAACATCTATCTTGGCTGTTCGTTTTATTACTGGCTTCTTTGCTCCAGCATCACCACAGACAACATTAAAATCAGAAATGGCTCAATGGGCTAGAGATAATGAGCGAGTAAACTTTAAGCAAGTTTATAACAACCTTATTAATCGTTACAATGGTGACATTGACAAGGCTATGGAACAATGGATTGCACTATATCCAGACCAAATGCCATACACAGTTGGTGAATCTGAGACAGATACAGTCACATCAGCTCGTGCTATTGATAGCACTATAGGATGGCTAAAAGATAACAATGATGTTGTAGGTAAATACCGTGAAGGTTCTATGTTCTTAATGCCTCGTGTTGGTGAGTTTAACTTTGATGCTTACAAGTTGCTTATTTCACAAGGTCTCACAAAGAGCAAGCGTGTAGAGACATTTTTACAAGATGTTTCAACAGCACGTGACGTGCAGTTCTATTATCAACAAAAAGATAACTTTGATGCACAACTTGCACAAACATATTCAGACCCAGCAAAGAAAGCCCTTAAAGACAAATGGGACCAATGGTCAACACAGTTCAAGGGTGCTCGTCCATTACTTCAATCTGAACTAGGACAAGGGTCTGAACGCGCTATTAAACGCCAGGTTGCTTACAAGGACTTACAGAATATGTTACTTGATTCTTCTGTACGTAAGGCTAACCCAAAGGCTTTTGATGCAATCCTTGCAATGTCACAGATATATGACCGATATGCCTACAACAAAGACTTAACTGTTGGCTCAGGTGCGTCATCTAATGCGTATAAAGATATTTTACAACAAAACGTAAAAGCGGAACTTCAAAAAATAGCAGAGAGTAATCCAAACGCACTTAATGTGTATAACGTGATTTTCTCAAGATTGGTAGGAGACTAGAATGGGATTTGCACCCGATAGCTGGACCACTGGTGGCGTTCCTACACAGTCAACCGCATCTAACTCTGCTCCTAATCCATATGCTGGATTTGGTCCAACAACTGCAAATACAGTTCAAGATTCCGCAGCTGCACTCTATGCAATGTCTGATGCTGAGCGTAAATTATTTGCCCAAAAGTTAAAAGATGCTGGATATAAAGTAAAAGTATCTGGATCTAAAGGCAACACACTTGCTATTGCAGACGCACTTCTATTAGCGCAGCAAGAACAAATAACAGCAGAAACACGTTTAGGTAAGAAGTACGCAACTGTAGATGAATTTCTTGCAGAAAAAAAGACTGGTGCTACTGGCACTGGCGCTCCAAAAGCATACGCAACTATTTCACCTTTAACAACAGCAGCAAGACTTATCAACGATGCCTACCAACGCAACCTTAATCGTGATGCGACTAAGGCTGAGATTGATACCATTACAAAGAAACTTAATGCGGCTGAAAAGAAAAACCCACAAAAGACTGTTAATGGTCTTACTACTGGTGGAATTGACCGCCCTCAATTCTTGGATGAGATTGTTAAAGCTCGACCTGAATTTAAGAAGCGCATTGAAAGCAAGACTGCTCTTAATACAGAGACTCTTATGTCTACAGCAAAGGCAAATGGCCTTACTCCTAACCCATTTCAATTACAGGAATGGAACAAACGTATTCAAAATGGTGAAGATATTAACGTTATTAAGAAGTCTATTCGTGATACAGCAGCACTTGGTCTACCAGATAACATTAAGAAACTTATGGCTGATGGAACGGATCTTGAAACAATTTATGCTCCATACAAGAACGTTATGTACCAGACATTAGAATTAAACCCAGATGCTATTAACCTTAATGACCCAACACTTCGTAGTGCTATTGGTTCTAATGGTGAAATGCCTATCTATGATTTCCAACGAACACTTCGCAAAGATCCACGTTGGCAATACACAAACAATGCACGTGAAGATGTTTCCAATTCAGTTACTAAAGTCCTTCAGGACTTTGGATTTGTGGGGTAATAATGCCTAGAGATGTAAATGACACACCAGTTGTTACTAAAATTGTTGACGAGCAAGCAAAAGCGGCTGGCTTACGTGCTGCTGCAGTAGATGCTGCGGCTCAAGCAAAAGAACAAGCAGCATACACATCTGGTAAATCTACAACAGGGCAAACATTAGCTAAACAAAAGACAACTATTGAAAATCTTGCGGCTCGTGCTAATGAAATTACAGATCCTACTAAAAGAAAAGCATTTGTTGAATCATCTAAAGCAGCACTTAGTGATGTTAAACTTGGACTAGAACTTCAAGCAATTATTGATAAAGCAGAGTTTGCTTCTAATATAGCAAAAGATCCAAACAATTTAATGAATAGCGATTCTATATTTACTTCATCTGCCAAGACTGGTGTATCTAACTCTGGTAAATATTATGTTCAAGGTAAAGAAGTTAGCCAACAAGAATATGTAAATACTGTAGGTGCAGAAACTGGAGTGGGTAGCGTTGGTGGTGGAGGCGGCACAGGTGGTTCAGGTGCTGAAAATTTAACTGGCACAGGTGGTTCAGGTGCTGAAAATTTAACTGGCACAGGTGGATCAGGAACACCTGCAGACCAAGCAGCACGTAAATCTGCATATGACATTTTGCTTGAAGAGTTCAACCGTTATGGTTTAGGTTCTCTAGTAGAACCGCTTAAAGGTCTTATTACTGACAACGTTTCACCTTCAGAATTTGGTCTTCGTCTGCAACAAACAGATGCTTACAAGAAGCGCTTTAGCGCTAATGCTGACCGTATTGCTAAAGGATTAACAGCATTAGACCCAGCAACATATCTTAAAATGGAAGATCAATACCAAGAAATTATGCGTAACTATGGACTTCCTGCTTCTTACTATTCAAAGGATTCACTAGGTACACAGGCTGGGTTTAATCAACTTATCGCTAATGACGTATCTGCTACAGAATTAGAAGACCGCGTTATGACTGCACAAAACCGTGTAGTCAATGCTAATCCAGAAGTTTACAAGGCACTCAAGGCTTTCTACCCAGACATTACTAATGGCGATATCTTGGCTTATACACTTGACCCAACCAAGGCACTAGATATGATTAAACGTAAAGTTACTGCAGCTGAAATTGGTGGTGCTGCCCTTGCTCAAGGATTAACAACTGAGGCTACAACAGCAGAAAACTTAGCACGTTATGGAATTACTGGTGCTCAGGCACAGCAAGGCTACGAACAAGTTGCTGGAATGTTGCCACGTGGTTCAATGCTTGCAGATATTTATAAGCAAGATCCATACACACAAGCAGTAGCAGAAGCAGAAACATTTGGCACTGCAGGATCTGCAGTAGCAAAAGA